TATGTCTGAATATCGTATAGATATAAGTCCCATTGAGTTGTTGCATCAGAATATGCAGCATCTGTTAAATTGAAAGTATATACTCTTGCTTGTCCTATAGTTTGTGGAGTATCACCTTTAAATTGACTTTTTAACTCAATAGTTTCATTTTCTTCTGGTGCTCCTGCAACATTATTCACCCTCAAAAGATGTCCCATCTCAAAAGGAACATTAATGTTTGAAACATTTTGAGTGTCTCTTGGCTTTTCTACGTCAATTGTTGCTGTTGCATCTAATTTGACATCATATCCAGCAACATATGCTTTTCCAGGAGATACCTGAACACACATTAAATCATCTGATGGTATATTTCCCTGTTCTGTAGTCTCATTCTCTAAAAATATGCCATCATTATCTATTCTATCATTCAGAGAATTGGCAATATTTAATCTAAATTCATCGACAGTATAATGTCCAGACTCATCAAAAGTTCTTTCTGCAATATAATCTCTAATTAAGTTATAAATTGATTTGTTGACGATTTTTTTAATTTTTCCATCATCAACTCTAAGAATTTCTATAAAATCAGTATCATTAAAATCAGATATTGATTTTTTTATTAGAGTTAAATCTATTTTAAATCTATCAGCTCCTGGTGCAGCAAAATTGGTAAATCCTTTTGCATTATCATATAATGATTCATCATCTTTTGCATTAACAATAGTTTCTGATATTTTTAAACCAACTCTATATGATGGGGTATTTGTATAATAATCTAATATAAGAGTCTGCTTAGAAACATTTACAAAGTTTCCCCTTACAAAATAAACTCCATCATCAATAGAAACTGCAGATCCTGTAGATGTTGCATTCAATTCTATCAAAGAAGCAAATGGAGTTCCTGCAGTAATGGTAGTATTTCCATATACTACATTTTGACTTGCAATTAACTGTTCCCCATCTTGAAAAGATATTGTTTCGGAATTATTTCCTGCTGCTGAATATTTTACATAAATTGTAACGTATTCTACTAAATCACTGTCAGTTGTTAATGCAACATTTTTGATTGTAGCACTAACTCCAGATGATCTTCCTGTTATGGTTGTTCCAATAAAATTCTTAATATAGATTGAAATATCTACTCCAAGATTTGATGAATTTAATTTGACCGCAGAATAATTATTGTCAAAAGTTATAGATCCTGGAAGGACCATAGAACCTTCTTTAAATATATTACTTCCAAAAGTCTCTACTTGATTTTGTAAAATAGACTGTAAGGTTGTCAGTTCTCTAGCTTGAACTGGATATCCTGGTTTAAATAAAACCTTATAAAAGTTTTTATCCTTATCAAAATCGTCATAATAAGGACTGATATTTAAGTCGGTTTTTTGTGCCATCTTTTTTAGAATTCCAGAATGATTTTAACGTCTTCTTTTTGTCTAGAGTCTCTCTGAACAACGGGTCTATTATCAATATAAATTATATCCCCTGTCTTTTTATTTATCTCTGGATTTGCAAGTCCATTTGTAAATGTGACTCCCAAATTAATCTGTTTTGAGTTAATAACAATAACACTAGTATTGTGTATAGTAGTATCAACTATACCATTAGGTCCTCCAGAAGATTTGAAAGATATTTCTTTGTTATTAACAAATTTTGCAATATTTTTAGTATCAAGACTTTCTGTTTGGTCATTTTTATTACCGAAGCACAATGATCTATCTTGATAATACTTAAGGATTTTAGTTTCTTTATCAAAAGAAGCAACATATCCTTTAGCAACAATATTATTATCTTGAATCTGTTCTATTTCTTCTCCAATTTGCACATTTCTAGATTCTGTCAATGCAACAGAATATAATGATGAAAAAGTACCTCCCGTAAAAGTTGTTCCTGTTGATACATTTGTTTCTGAAAATGTTTCTGGGTTTTTTATAATTCCAACTTGTGAAAATTTTGTATCTATTGGAAAATCTTTAGTAGAGTCATCAAATCTTGCATAAATGAGTACTTTATCTGCCCCCAGTTCTTGATAAATATCATATCCATGTCCCTTTGATGGAGGAATAATTGGAATTAATTTTGCCGGATTTGATGTATTGGGGAGATCGATAATACCATAAGTATATCCTCTTCCACCTTGAGTTACAACAACATCAGTTATAACACCATTTGTCGTTTCTATAGAAACTTGTCCACCCTCACCATCACCTAAAATATTCGCAGTTTGGTTAGTATATCCAGCCCCAACATTTTCAATATATACTTTCTTTATTTGATTATTATTACTTTCAGAATTCCCACCATCTCTTATTATTTCAATTTCAGAATCTGTAGTTGTTGTCCAATTATTTGGGATTACAATATACTCTGTAGAATCAAATTTAATAACATCTGATGGAGAAATTCTAAACAAATATTTCCATCTATATCCATCAGAATATTTAACTGGTTCTACATCAGTGTGGTTTGGTTCAAGTGAAGATGCTGCTACAGTTGGATTTAATCCAGAAGAACCATTATCAATGCAAATATAAACTTTAAATTCACTTGTTATTACATAATAATTTGCATCATACAATCTAACCGTTTTACTGACTGGAGATGAATTTCCTTGTCTATAATCATGCCTATACATATCATAAGAATTTCCTGAAATCCATTCAACCTTTCTTACAACTCTTCTAGCATTATCTGCAGGTATTTTTTTGCCAAAAAGACTTGTATCCCTATAATGAGATAAATATTGAAAATTATCTACTGGATTATTTGCTGAACTAGTATTCCAATTATCAGTTCTGCCAAATCCAGTCGCAGTTGGATTTGATAGTCCTAAAAATGCATAATAAGAATTATTACTGATAGACTCTACAAAGGAACCAGCATTCAATATTCTAAATTGATCTGTTACGAATGCAGCCATATTGATAGTTTTTTAGATATTTATACGATAATTTTATATTTCAATTTTGGGAAGTGCTCCAGTTTTTCTAATTCCAATTCCTCTTCTTTGAATCGTTGGGTATGTTGAAAGACCAGAAACAATATTTCCAGTAACTCCGATAGATATTGGACTTGAGGATCTTGTTCCTCCAGATAATCTTCCCCATGAATATTTTCCGACTGGATTTGATGCATTTCCAGTTGTCCCAATTCCGATTATATTAGAATCCGATTTTACATTACAAGTTAAGATTCCTATTGTAGAACTATAAGACCAATCTGAGATATAATATATATTGTCTAAACATGTGGTTCCGATACCAACAATTTCAGAATCTGAACTATTGATTGATGTAACTCCACTACCAATTTGAGTATCATAGATGTAAATAGGATATCCAGTTGATAATCCAGTAAAGTTATTGCTGGCAATCGTGAATTGAAGTGCTAATGGATTTCCTCCTGTTCCTGTAGTTGTTGTAATTCCAGTTACAATACCTGAGAATCCTTCAATATTAGTAAATCCTGTAATTTTTTCACTATTGAGATTTGGTGTTTCTGCAAATATAGTAGGGGCAACCGTATATCCAGATCCAGGATTTGTAATAGTGACTGAAGTAACAACCCCAGCAGTAACTGATGCTGTTGCTGTAGCAGTTGTTCCTACACCTACCGGAGAAGTAAATTTCAACTCTATAGTGGTTTGATCTGGGAGATATCCAAAACCTGGATTAGTCGTGGTTATACCACTAACCGCACCACCACCAATTGTGGCAGTAAATGTAGCAGTAATTGGATTTGTATTTTCAATAATTAATCCATCGCATGGTGTGGAGTTATCAGTATATCCATTATCTGTTTCATAACTAAACAGTTCAGAGTTTTCAATAAACACTTCAGTATCAGTTGTAGATACATCTTTAATAATTCTTGCAACAGGATGTATTACTGCTTCTAAAGAATCTCTTGACTTATAGACATATTCACCATTAATTTTTCTTTCAGTTTTTTGCTTTGTCCAAGAAACAGGTTTGTAAATTGTTTCATCAATTCCAAGTCCAAAATATCGATTAGTTTCAATAGTATCAGAAGATGATATATCGTAAACTGTTCTTTCATCCTGTGTTATTGTGTCGGGATATATGTTATTGCTAATAACTTGGACAATATCACCTCTTTCTATAGTTGTTTTTACATCTTCACTTTCGGAATCAACTCCTTTAGTACCTCTGTAAAAATAAATTTCAATATCGTCTTCTGGCAATGGAGCCTTTGTAAATGCAAATGAGGTCCCACCTTCAAATATGTAGTTAGTTACCGGTTCTTGAATAATGCCGTTAATGAAAATTATTAATACATTATTAATATTTTTCTCAATTGCAGAATTTTCTTCGGGTTCTATACTAAGAAGTTCTGAATTGTAGAATAATGGGAATCTAGTTCTTGTTCCATTTTGATATTCTTTAATAGAATCAATATAATCAAGTTCTCCAAACTCCCAAGCAGCAAAGCTATCGGTATATGTATCAACTACAGTGATTGTAAAATCTGATAATGGAGAAGAAAGTGAAGCGTCTGTAACTAATCCGACAGGTTTAAACACATCACCCTTTCTAAATGCATATCCAGGTCTTGAGAATTTGACTTCTGTTACTTCAAAATAAGTAGACCCTATTCCAGTAGAACCTCCAACCTTAAGATCTACCAATAATCCAATTCCAGTTTCAGTTGTTGCTCCAACTCCTAATCTAGATACTCCAATAATAGGAAGATTTTTATAAGATGGATCAGATACAAATATTTGTGGATTATTGTATCCAGTTCCTGATTCATCAATATTAAATGATAATGT